GACTCCTTGGCACACGAAAGTATGTTAGAATACGCTCGTATCAATGATTACCAACTCGATTCATATACAATAGCTGATATACATAAATATCCTGACGGAGCTAACGAGATTACTGCATGAAATACGATTTAGAATTAGATAATGTGCTGTCATTGTTTGATGGTATGTCATGCGGTCAACTGGCATTGGATACACTTGGTATTAAAGTTAACAACTACTTTGCCAGTGAGATTGATCCGTATGCTATAAAGATAGCCAAAAAGAACTATCCGAACACCAAGCATATTGGTTCTGTTGTTGATGTTAAGGGTTCGGATTTACCTGAGATTGATTTACTTATCGGAGGTAGTCCGTGTCAGTCTTTTTCCAATGCAGGTGATCGTACAGGTATGGATGGAAAGAGTAAATTGTTTTGGGAGTTTGTACGTGTCCTTAAAGAGACTAACCCTACCTACTTTTTACTTGAGAATGTACGCATGAAGAAAGAATGGGAAAATATAATAACCGAACAACTTGGTGTTAAACCTATTCTTATTAACTCACGCTTAGTATCCGCACAGAACAGACCACGACTCTACTGGACAAACATACCTAATATAGAACAGCCATTGGATCGTGGTTTAGTGCTTGCTGATATATTGGAAGACACTTGGGATGATAAGTTTAACCTGTCCGAAAAAGCTTGTGATTATATGTCACGATTACGGAACGGAAAACCAAGATGGGAGTATCACACAAACCCTTTGAATGGAAAGAGTGCCTGTCTCACAGCTAATATGTACAAAGGTGTTCCGTATGGTGTTATCAAGGAGCAGTTGAGAAGGTTAACGCCTGTTGAATGCGAACGCTTACAGACCGTACCTGATAACTACACAGCCGGAGTCAGCGACACGCAAAGATTTAAGATGTTAGGTAATGGATGGACTGTTGACATTATCGCACATTTGTTGAATAACATGAGGTATCACACGCCAGTATCCACCACTAAACAATTAGAATTAATATGAGAGACTACGATAGCTGGCTAACATCTTATCTTTACGTGTCCGTGAAAAATGATGAGGTGCGGTCATGAAAATACCTAAGAAGTACCTACATAAAAGTGGTAAGTTGAATCAGAAACTTCTTCAGTGTAATGGTGAGTTTTTTAAAAGAGACCCACACCCAAATGTAAGTGGCGTAGTCTTTAATCACTACAATCACCAACGAAAATCTCAATTTTGGACTACCTCTGAAAAATTAAAACCAACCCAAAAATATAATACACCTGTTAGCGTTCCTCAAAAATTTCTGAAAGCTCGAAATACTTTAAACCAAGATGCGTTACAAGTTAGTGGAGAGTTTACAATGAGAGATCCGCACCCTGAAATTAAAGGCGTTGTATTTCTTGCAAAAAGTGTGAAGGGTAAACAGCGTTGGGGGTGGGCTGATAAAGTATCATCTAAACCTAAGAGAAAAGCCCCGGATGGAATACCTAGTAAATTTATTCATCAAAAAGGTTCTTCTAAAAACAAATTGAATCAAAAAGTTTTGCAGGTTGATGGTAGCTTTAAAAAAAGAGACCCACATCCTGAATGTCCGTTAATAGTTTTCGGGGGTGATAGAGTAAGCGGGCAGAGGTGGGCTACACTTGAAAAAAGTTTAAGAGAATTGAACGCTAAAAGGAGAGCCAATATGACCGCTGACCAAATCGAGAGAGCGAGAGAAATAAGCCGAAAAAGCATCACAAGACATAGTTCTAAAAACAGGGCAAGGGTGGCAAAGTGGCAGAAGGAAAACCCTAAAAAAAGAAAAGCTCAAATTAAAAGACGTTATGAAAGAGTTAAAAACGACAAAGGCTTTAAAATAAAGAGGGGACTTAGAAACGCTTTGCGTAACATTAAGCTAGGTTACAAAAGTGAATCCACTGAAAATCTTCTAGGTATTAGCATCGAAAAGTGTTGCTCTTATATAGAAGCACAATTCACAGCTGGAATGACATGGGACAACATGGGTAAAGGTGGTTGGCACATAGATCACATCATTCCGTGTGCGTTCTTTGACCTGACTAAACCGAGTCATCAAAAAATATGTTTTAACTACCAAAATCTACAACCTATGTGGGCTTCTGAAAACTGTTCCAAGCAAGATAAGATTCACTGGTCAATAGTGTTGACTTTGATGATGAACAACTACAAAACCATAGGACTAAATTAATATGACACCGAGAAAAAAGATTACTTACATACACAACGAGAACCCTAACGAAACGAAAACCGAAACGACTACTTACTACAAGAGCGTTGAAGAATTTACTGAGTCAATGGGTAGGCGTAAAGAGAACTTATATCCGCATCTGGAAATTGAGATCGTTGAGGTTGAAGATGTTGAGATAGATTTGTACGCATCTGCATATAAAGAGGACAGCAGGTACAGATACAACGGATAAACAAACAAACTACTGATGGAAGACACGGACGAACACGAGGAGGTATTGGAACATTTAGACGAGTCCATATCTGCATTGGTCACGAAAGGGTACGACTTTTTCTGGAGTAATAATGAGTTGTGTTACGATAGTGAGTTGAAAGTTGTACGCAGCGACCGACCTCGTGTTCGTCCTCCTACTTGGTTTTGTTACATGAACGAAGACGAACGAGAACGACTGACAAAAGAAGTAAAGTGAACGCAATCGAAGCCGAGATGAAACGATGGGGACGAGCTACCTATCGCCAGTTCCAGCAGTTCTATAAAGAGAGTGACTATAAAGAGAGTGAGCGTGGCAGTGAGTTGGACAGCAGTAAGCGTGTGTTAAGTAAGCTTGCACCACAGTTAGCCGACCCTATTGAAGACTTCTTTAACCGATTTGCCAGTGACGACAGTCCGTCCATGCCTATTTGGTTGTGTTACATAGCCGACTTTCACCCACAAATGGTAGCACACATAGCACTCAAGACTGTACTAGATAAGATGTACGCACAAGACCGACACTTTAGTAGACTGGCAGCGGAAGTGGGCAAAGCCTTTGAGGAGATAGCACGACAGCGGGTAGCTGAACACACCGTAGCAAAGAATAAGATGTTCAGCGTACAAAAAACGAAGAGTAAACGGTCAAAGATGCAACGCTTTTACAATGTTGAAAAGAATAACCGACGTTTTACGTGTTGGGAGAAACGACTGAAGGTATCGTTAGGGGCGTGGTTGTTGGGAGAGATTGAACGACACACTGGACTGATAGAGTTTCGGATAGAACGATTTGGAAAGAAGCTACGCAAGGATGTGGTGTTGTCTGCTAAGTTCAGTGATTGGGTAAGAAGGTTTGACACGTGGAAAGAGATGCTTGATCCGATGCGTATGGCGTTGCCAACAAAACCGAGAGACTGGGTAGACTTTTACAGTGGAGGATACGAAAGCTTTGACGATCCGTTTGTTATGAACCGACCGAATGGTAGCAACTACGAGTTCGCAAGCATGAAGAATCTTTACGTGTCCGTGAATAACATACAGCAGGTGAAGTGGAAAATTAACACGAAGATTTTAGATGTTGCTCTAAAGTGTTACGAATTGGAACGTGTCTTTGACTTCCATGAGATACCACTTCAACCGTACCTAGAGAACGGACACGAACGACCTGAAGAATTACGTGAGTGGAAGTTTAAACAGGACAAGATACGACGACGCAATGAGAGTAACCGTAGCAAAAGGCTACAACACGCCAAGATATTACACCTAGCTAAGAAGTATAAGGAGTGGGACGACGTTTACTTTCCGGCACGTGTTGATTACAGAGGCAGGGTATATTATATGCCAGCTTATCTCCATCCGCAGGGTAACGACTTAGCACGTGGTTTGTTGTTATTCGGTGATGGTCAACAGGTTGTGGATGAAGACGACCTTGAACGACTGTTGATCCACGGAGCTAATGCATGGGGAGTAAAGGGAAGCATTGAAGAACGGTTGCATTGGGTAGGTAAACATCAGAAGTGGTTCCTTGAGACAGCCGAAGACCCGATGACTAACGACTGGTGGATGGAAGCGAGTGAACCGTTTGGATTTCTAGCGTTTTGTCTTGAGTATCAACAGTTTACAAAAGAGGGATACGGTTACGTGTCTCACTTTCCTGTACGTATGGACTGTAGTAACAACGGTATGCAGATATTACATTTGTTATTACGGGATACACGTCACGCCAAGCACTGCAACCTTGTACCTGATCAACCAGTAGGGGATATGTACCAGTACATTGCTGACCTTGTGTACGAACGATTGAAGGAGCAGTCAAGTGAGAGTTATATAGCATCCGAATGGTTCAAGTACGGAGTAACAAGAGCTATGGCTAAGGCTGCGGTGATGAATAAACCATACGGGCAGTCGTACTATCATGTACTCAGTAACTTTTTAAGTATCATTGGGGACAACCATCCGTTTCAAGAGGGTGAGAACATCGACGCTATCAATTACCTAGCCGAACAATTCAACACGGTAGCACGGGAGGAGTTAGAAAGTGTTGTCCGTATACAGAAGTTTCTACGTGGTTGTGCCAATGCTATAGGTAATCAGATAATCAGATGGACTACACCAAGTGGATACAAAGTTGTACAAGGACTGACTAAAACGAAACGATTACAGTGCCGTACAATAGTCGGTAACATATCAACAACGGTTGAACTGGAGGACGACACAGATGAGATCGACCCGAAGGAACAACGCAAAGGAATCACTGCTAACTTTATACACGG